AAACGTAAAACTGCATTTGAGAATGGCAAAGCCTCATTCATGGCAATGACAAGCGATCTAGAACGTTGACACCCCTTGTCTGCTTGCTTCTGAATCTTATTAATCTGGGCTTTTACTTCTTCAAATTTGCCATATGCTTTGGGGCGGACACTTGCACCATCATTACCCCAAGTAATGTAATTATCATATTTAACTTGACGTGCTTTACGGTGGCCAGATGCAAGATTAGCCATGTAATCTAAAACAGGTTGAACCATATTCTGGTGTGGCAACCTAAAAAGATAAGTTGTATCAAGACAAAGAACTTCTGTTTTCTCTATATCAAGAATTGGAGCAAGCTTAGGGAAAGCTTCAAGAAACATACCAATCATATGGAAACTACCAAGCTCTATAGACTCAAAACCATATACGTTATGCCCTTGCAATAATTTAAGCGGTGAAGCTTTTAACTCGACATAAGGGAGAGTATTCATTGTATTGGTATAGAACTTAACAGCCATATCAGTGTAATCACTTGGTAGTGACTCATAAGGGTGATAAAGCTCCCCTGTTATTGTATGACCATCATCATCTTTAGAAACATGACGAGTTGCTGCTGGAACTCCATAATCTCGAATATCACCATTAAAAAAATGATGATTATCAAAACTACGCACATGCGTAGGAATGATTGGAATCGATAAACGGAGGAAATCAAGCATGGTATTGTTTTTATCTCGTTTAATAGAGTTAAAATCTAGTAACTGAGATATTAATCTATTATATGAGATTGGTAAACAAAAATAATCTAATATATGAGAGCTATTGAGCTAAGATATTGAAACGTTGAAAGAGATTTTTTGAAAATGAACTGTATCGGTCAAAGAATTGATCAAAAATGCAAGGAGTTAAATATAACTATTACTGATCTAGCAAAAATTTCAGGGATAAATTACAAGACATTGCATAGAACAATGACTACGGAAAAACCGAACCCAACATTAGACCAAATAAAAAAGCTAAGTATTGCTCTTGGAATGAGTACAGATAGTATTATATTTGGAGAAAAAGAAGATATGGATCAAGAAATGTATATCTTACTCAATGATATAAAAAGTATAGGAAAAGAAGATAAAAAAAGAATCCTATACATGATAAGAATGATGATAGCTGAAAGCAAAAACAGACAAATCTAAGCAACAAATAAGAAATATTCTCAATAAAGCTGAAAGCTACGTTATATATAGCTCATAGAGCAAATTGCAAAAAACTTTCGAGACTCAGGCACACTATTAGATAGCAGTGTGCCCTGTCCTCTCCCATGCCTCCTTACACTCGTCGAAGCTCCTCGCGTGCGTCGGCATTGTCGATTTCGCATAATGCAGATTGATGTTAAATAACGCCGATTTGCACCTGGAGATAATCACAAATCGGCTATGTAACATAATCTGGACTACATTATGCGAAATCAGTCTTAATTAAAAATTGAACAGTCCTTGGTTTAAATGGAGCACCATTCAATTCACACAAAAATGTTAAATCACGCAAAAACTTTTGATGTCTGTAATAAGCATCAATATGCGATTTAAAAAGTTTCATTGTTCTCTCCAGTAAAAGCGTAATCAGAGGGGGAAATATTCATATTGTCATTGTGTCAGTTCGTAGACACTCACTTAATATCTTTCTTCTAGTGTTCTTCATTACATAGCCAATCGATAAGCTTTTTTTGTTAAAAAGCTTATGAGCATCAATGATGCTCAATCCGCTGACTCAAGACGTTCTAAAATATATGTGTGATAACGTATATAACGCTGTTTATTCTTTAGCTTAAGATCAAAAAGAAGTTCTTTTTTTCTCTCTTTCGTGACATATAAACCGTTATGAGCACGATACAAATAACCTGTCTCGGTTTTTATACGACTAGGTACGTTAATAGCTCTAACTATTTTCAAATAAAAAGAATAAATAATAGCTGAAATAAACATTCCGACTATCAGTGAAAAGATAAGTAAGTTTTGAAATAGTTGCTGAACAGAAAGAAGGTCAGATGGTGTTAAGTAGTTCATATTAAGCCCTCGGCTTTTGCTTGCTGATATTTAGCTAAAAACTCTGCATCTAGTGATGTGAGTTTTTCTTGTGTTGGTTGTTGTGTTGGTTGTTGTGCTTGTAGCTGCGGCTGCTGAAAATAGTTAAATGGTCTTTCACCGAGTTCAATGACACGTCTACAGTCTTCACTGGAAACATCATGCAAAATTGTGCCCTGTTGGGTATATGCAACGTACTTATTACCTTTCTTCATACAGCCTGAAAAAACAGGTTTAGCAGTGACTTCGTACTGAACCGGCATAGGTTCAAACGGCTTGCTAGGATTATAAGAAACTTGAACTGTCTGTGGATTAGCTCCAGTAACGGAGCCATGATTAACTGTAAGATTCTCAAACCATGCGACACATTCAGGTTTTTCAACATTAGCAGCTTTACGACATTCAATATCAAGATTTGATTGGACTGTTGAACTCTGACCCTGTGCAGCAGTATTTTTAGCATCTGTTTTTTCTGTTGTTTTAGTTTGATGTGGCGTACCTGTAGCAATCTGTCTAACCACATTATTTTCTTTTGAAAATGAACAAGTAAATAAAGCAATACATGCAATTAAGACAGACGTTAAAATCATGATGAAACGCCAAGGCAATCGGCGTTTATGTGTATGAGCAGTTGAAGAACGATAATATTTATAAAGATCACTAGGGAATACAAAAGTCGATTTAACTTCGGCAGTCGCTTTATTTTTAAAAGCGTTCGGGTCAATTTTTACTGTAGACCATTCATATTGAGTAGAACGCTTTAAACCGAAACTATTAACTAAATGGCGATGATGACCAGTAACAGCACGAAATGTTTTATGAACAAGGTCTGGAAACTGAGTAATTCCAACAATATCAAATCCACGATGACGATGAATTGTTAGGTCTTTAACAATAGGATCAACGGCACGTGATTCAGAAGAAAATACAGGAATATTCTGAATTTCATCATAAACAACAAATGAGCCATCAGGTAATTTACGCCAATCAGCATCAGCCGGAATCGGTCGAATCGTATCAATTTCAAGCCCAGCAATATTTGTATAAATGGTTCTAACAGGACGAATTTTATTTAATTTTAGATTATGTTCATTATTAACTCGTTCAATAATTTCATTATAAAAAATAGAACGAGAAAAATATTCTTCTATACGTTCAGATGATTTTAAGAAATCAAAATAGGTATTATCAAAATGAAAAACCTGTTCTTTTAAATCAACACCTTGTCCAACTTTTCGAACACAATATAAAAAATCATCAGATATTTTTTTATCCTGGATAACCTTTAGATTAGTTTCATATATTTTGGGATTAAGAATGATATTTTTCTGATTAGTTTTTTCTAACTGAACAATATCACGAACATTAATTAAAGTTTTTCCTGCACCTGGAGTGCCAGTATCTAAACGTATCATTTTAAATCTTCTTTAATGCCAAATTACCAGCATTCAGTGAAAGTCTAGTCACGATTGCTGCAAGTACAGTTGAAAAGAAAATATCAAATCCAGCTAAATGAAGGATTGCAATCAAGTCACCCGGTATTCCATACGCTTGCTGTTGAACAGCATTTACAGCCTGTTGAAAAGCAACATAGGAAATTGAAGAAGTAGTAAGAGCAAGACCAGCGCCAGTGAGAATATTTTTTAATGTTCCCTTTTGAATACTTTGTAAAATAGTAGATAAACTCATTCTGTTTTTACCCCACCAATAATTAAAGCAGCAACAAAAAATCCAACAAAGATAAGAACAGGCTTTGCAGTTGATACTGTTGTACAGATCGGCTCATATGAAATAGGCATTTTGATAACACCGACACCCATGTTTATTTCAGCTTGTCGATCATCAGGACACATGCCGCCGAAAGCTATATCAGTATCTATATCTGGTTGTTCCTGATCAGGTATATCTAGTTCTGTATCAGAATCAGATTCATCATTAGCCCATTTTTTTAAATCAGTAATAGCTGTACAAACCGGTGTAGCCCACGAACAAAATGCGGGCAAAGTAAAATTATTTAATCCGGTTTCCGGGTCAGGCTTTGTGATTACTTCTGAATCTTCAGAAATCGGAGTTGCTTGTTCTAACTGTCTTTCAACTTCTTTGACAGTTGGAGAATTTTCAGCTTCCCACTGGTTATGTGGTTTCCACACATTTTCAACATCTGTCCAGGTCAAAGGCTCAGGCAACTTAGATGTATATTTAGAATCTTTAAAATCAGGATGCGTACCAAGCATGTAATCGGCAAGTGCTTCAGCAGTTAAATATTCTTTTTGAGGCGGTGAAGAAGGACTTTGATCAGGATCAGGTGACGCTTGAATATCTCGTACATCAGTAAGAGTCTGTCCGGCCCAATTTTTATATGTATGCTCAAATTTAGTAGAACCATTCGGATCGATGGGGCTTAACCATTTTGAAAATTTTGCTTCATTTCCCCAGTACTCAGCCCAATTCTCAACAGCTACAAGCGGACAACGTGCCGGCTCAGTACCGCCGAGACTAAATAAAACTATTTGTCCGGCTGAATTACGATACTCACAAGAATAACTATTATTTTGATCACGTTTATTGCGCCAGATGCTCTGAGCTTCGGGATCTATAACCCAATCTATACCCTCGAGCAAATATTCAATAGCAGATACACCGACAGACGCCCAATTTGCTTTTTTTAAAAGTTTTGCAATTCCCACACCACCCATTAATTTTTTGTTTGCTGTCGTTTTTGGGTCTATTTTAATTTCATATTTTTTGTCATTGATTGCATCACCATACTGATCAACTTTGTAAGCCTTAACTTTGATATTCATATCTTTTTGAATCGGCTCATACTCCCATTTTTCAGCAGCGCCGGCATAGACATTTGAACCTAAAATGTATGAAAATAATATTATGAGGAAAGTTAAAAGAAACTTTTTCATTTAATCACTCTCCATATCCCATGTAATGCAATCCAAGGCACAATGACCAGTAACCAGTAAAAAATAGATGCTTCTTCCATACTCCCCCCTTAAATGAAAAACCCTGCCGAAGCAGGGAATTTCGAGCACTGATTACTTTGCACGTTTGACGTAAGCCCAACCCAAAAGCAACGCAACTACACCAGCAAGAATTGTTAGAATTGACAACACACCATCAGAAACACCGCCCATTTCTGTTGAAATCTCAGTAAAGAGATCAGCAACACCAGCAGCATTAGCACTTGATGCAATTACCATTGTTCCTACAGCAGCACCAGCAGCGGCAAAGGTAGGACAATGACGTTGGAACCAAGTCTTTTTAACTTGAGCAACTGGAGCTTTAATTACTTCTACGTTTTTGTAAGTCATGAGGATTTTCCTTTTATTTGCTCTGGTGGTAGATGAGCATAATGAAAGACCACCCAATCAAAAGGACGTAGATACTCGCTATCGGTGTTAAGATAATGAGAGCATCATCCTTTGTGATTGCTAACTGGTCGATTACAGACTTGTATTCGACCCATTTAAGGCAGGCATTTGTGCTCTCTTCGACAATTTCACAGATGCTTGCCATTCCTTAAATTCTCTTAGTACAGTTATAAAAATGGACACAGTATTGAGCATGTACGCTGAACTGTTTGCCACACTTCTTGCACTTATACATAAACTGTGTCATATTAATTATTACCGTAAGTTATTGATTTTTAACATAATATACATTATGCGAAATGTTGTGTTTTAAGTATCTGATCTATAAGAAATAATCATCAGACCAAAACCATTGGCAACCACGATTTGCCCAATAACTATCAGTAAATAGTGTCGGACTTAATGCATAAGGCATGAATACAAACTTCATACTGGGTTTTTCTTCGGCAATGGCTTAACTGAGTAGATTGAATACTTAGGACGACCTTTACCATCTCTACCTTCTGCTGAATATTCGATTTCTACTTCTTGAGAATTGTCACCACACTGATGCAAAATAGCTTTAATTTGATCAATTGGCATTGAACCAACTGAAGATGGTGACAATGTATGAACTGTTGGGGTAAGCATAGTAGTCTGGAAAAACTCAATGTCTTTACCTTCTTTATCTTTAAACTTACCTGTTACAGGTACAATAACCATTGTATTTACTGCTGTTTTTAACATGAAATGTTCCTTAAATAGTTAGGCAATTAAGCCACTAGAGATAAACCCTGTTTTGGGCTGTGATACTGTGATACTGGTAACTGATAATCAGGTGGAATCTGATCACACATCTTAAGTTCGAACATGCGAACGAATGGAATAACTTTACCGTTAGGATTCTTAGCAAGATTTTGAATATGAGACTTTGAAATGCCACACTCTAAAAGTGAATTTAAAGACTTATGAAATTGAGCTTTGCTATAGATTTTCTGTGTAGCTTGCAATCCCATTTGACGCACTAAAGAATAAAATTTCATGGCATTCATAGCCTTTGTATAACTAGGTTTACCAGTCTTTGTATAAGTAACTAATTGAGACTTTAATAAATCTAGGATTTCTCCATCAGATGAAAAATTCATATATTTACCCTTCATTGTGTCTAAGATGGGATCAAAAGCTACACGCCAGAGATGTAGCAATAAGTCTGGCCGTTCATGTTGGAGCTTGATTAGCTCAAATAAATTGGATGGATAACCATTTTTAGTCAGATAGGTTTTACAAATACGGCCTTCC